CTGAAGCTCGTGAGTTTTTCAATAACATTGAAAAAGCCGCACCTAAGGGAGTTGAAAAACTCTTCCCACAAGAAATCATTGACCGTATCTTTGAAGATCTGGTACAAGCTCGTCCGCTCCTTCAACATATCGGTCTTAAAAATGCTGGTATCCGCTTGAAATTCCTCAAATCAGAGCAAACAGGGCAAGCTGTTTGGGGTAAAATCAATGGAGAAATCCAAGGTCAACTCAAACAACAATTCAACGAAGAAGAAGCAATTCAACACAAATTGACTGCTTTCGTTGTAATTCCAAAAGATGCCGAAAAATTTGGACCAGCTTGGTTGGCAAAATTCGTCTCTGTTCAAATCACAGAAGCCTTTGCAGTCGCACTTGAAGCTGCTTTCTTGAATGGTGATGGAGACAACAAACCTATTGGGCTTTCTCGCACTCTTACAGGAACTGTTTCAGGTGAACATACAACTCATGATGAAAAAACAGCTCAAACTACTAAGTTGACTTTTGCTGACTCAGCTACCGTAGTCAAAGAATTGACAAAGGTTTACAAACATCACTCTGTTAAAGCAGACGGAAAAACTCCAGTTGCAGTAGAAGGTAACCTTGTAATGGTTGTTAATACAGCAGACGCTTGGGATGTGAAGAAACAATACACTTCATTGAACGCTCAAGCTGTTTATATCACAGCTATGCCATTCAACCTTATCTTGGTTGAATCAGTGGCGCAGACTGCTGGTAAAGTAACTACATTTGTCAAAGGTCGCTACGACGCCTTTGTCGGTGGTGGTATTTCACTTGGTCGCTACACAGAAACCTATGCTTTGGAAGATTTGAACCTCTACACTGCTAAGCAATTTGCTTACGGTAAGGCTCACGATGAAAAGACTGCTGCTGTCTGGACTTTAAAATTACCTGAAGCTTAATTTAGGAGTTGAGTCATGACTGCCGAAGTAGAACTTCATCATCTCCTTGCTGCATTTAAGGAGAGAATGAGGATTTTTCACGATGGAGAGGACACTAACCTTTCCAGAATGTTAGAAAGCTCTGAACAAGCTATTTTTCAATTCGTTGGTACTACAAACCACAATCCACGAGTGAGAGAACTTATTTTAGAGCGTGCACGATATGCCTACAATGATCAAGTTGAATTTTTTTATCAAAACTTTCAAGGAGATTTGATGGCTTTATCTCTTGAAAATTATAAATTGGAGGAAATAGATGATTAAGGTTTTGAAAGATTTTTATGACCTTAAAGAAGGTCAATATCGCTCAGTTGGGTCTGAATTTGAAGCGACAAAAGAACGCTTTGATGAAATCAATGAAGCATTGCCTGACTTTGTTGAATGGTCAGAAAAACAACCAGAAGTAATAATTCCTGATGTCCCATCATACTAATCGTCCTAGTTATCGTTATAAAAAGCCTGAGTCTCAAAATGGAGACCTGAGAACTCCCCTGACTTTCTATACTTCTAAGGTTAAAGAGGGAGTTGATGGTCGTGATATGAGTTACAAGAAGGCTTTTTATACGATGGGGCAAGTTTACTCACCTAGTTTCAAAGACATTGAAATTGCGACTGGAAAATCGATGAAAGCTAAGATGACTTTGAAAATTCGTGACCCTCTGACAGATTATCAACCTGAAAGTCGGCATTTTGTCGAAGTGGGGGATATTCGTCTGGTTGGTAAGAAATGGCAGGTCATTGACGTGCGTCCTGATTATGATAATCGGGATTTTTTGATTGTCATTATCGGAGGTGGTCGTGATGTCTAGTGGCGCAAATCTAAAAGGATTTGATGATGTTTTGAGAAATGTTGAGGCTCGGATAGGAGAGCCAGTGGTTCGCAGAAAGGTCAACAAGGCTTTAAAGGAGACGGTTGAGGAATTTGAGCCGACTTTTAAACGGGCTATGGCAGTGTACGCTGACACTGGTAAGACGGTTGGAGCTGTCGTGCATGGAAATGTTACAGGTACTGCCAATGGTGTTCCGATGGTTAAATTAGGTTTTAAAAGTCCTCGTTGGACTCTTATTCACTTAAATGAATTTGGCTATGCAAAGAATGGCCATCCTCGTGGTTTCGGTATTATGCGTCGCTTTTTCGAAGGTAGTAAACCGATATTCAAATCCAAAGTTGGCATGAAGTTAAAACAGGAGTTTTTATAATGATTAAAGACAAATTAACTGAACTCTACAACGCTTTGAAAGAGGATGAGTCTTTATCTGGTATTAGTATCAAGTCATTTGAACGTCCTGAGACATTGGGAGATGACGAGACGAGTATTGTCATTATCCCTGTAGGGCCTCCAATGCAGTCGGCTCATGGGAGTAACACCAGTTTGGCTAAGACTTTTCTCTATCAAATCAATGTAGAGTCTATTAATCGATTGGAGTGTAAAGAACTCCAAGGAAGAATTGAAAAAATAATGGAAAATCAGGGATTTTATCAGACTGAAGGTGGTTTGGAACAATGGATTCCTGATATCAAACGTTATGTGGATGCTCGGACTTATAAAGGTCGGAGTGCTCTATATGAGAAATACTAGAAAGAAGGAAAAAGAAATGACAGTAAAAGGAACTGCACTTATTGGACTTAAATCAGTTACCATTTGTGTGCATGATGGAAAGACTCCAACAGTTGGAGAGAACCTTTTCACACTAGAAGGTAAAGATAATGAAGGGGCTACACAGACCGCTAAAGTAACTGGATTATCTAGCGACCCTGTAAAGACTTATGGTAGTAATGTAGCTTATCACGTATCCAATCGAGGG